TGCGGTCCTTGCACTCCCTGCTTGCCTTGCGGTCCGGTATCGCCCTTGGGGCCTTTGACATTGCCAAGTAGAATCTTCGTCATGCGTGCTCCTTATTTTCCGTCGTTGATCGTGTAGTACAGGTCGCCAGTCGCCTGATCGTAGGAGACGGGAGCCTCTGACGCGGTGGCCGTGTCCGCGTATACGGCGTACAGGTCTCCGTTCGGATCGACCTGGAGCGTGAAGAATCCTGATGCGGGTGCCGTCACGCCGCTGGCGCCCTGCGGACCGGACGGCCCCTGTGGACCCTGCAGTCCCTGAACGCCCTGCGCTCCTTGCTTGCCTTGCGGGCCGGTGGCCCCGGTAGCTCCAGTAGAACCGGTGGGGCCAATGGGACCGGCCGGACCAGTAGGCCCGGTGGGACCTGCTGGCCCGGCCGGCCCGATATCCCCTTTGTCTCCCTTGTCACCCTTCAGACCTTCAGGGCCTTGCGGACCAGTAGGCCCGGCGGCTCCAGTGGCTCCTTTGGGGCCTTGCGCACCGATGATGGATTGACGGGAAATCGTCTTTCCCGTGAATAGGCTGCCGGACTGTGAAACGCACTGCCAGACGATGCTGTATTTTCCGCCACCTGACAATGCGGTCGAATATTCGTTGGCGAGTGGTGTTCGGTTCAACCATTCGCTCACGTTCCCCGTGAAAGTGGATCCCACCGGATATTCGCCGACGAGGGATTTCTTCATCACGAGCGCCGGAAGGCCGACGTCGCCTTTAGCTCCCTGAACGCCCTGCGCTCCTTGCTTGCCTTGCGGGCCGGTGGCCCCGGTATCGCCCTTGTCACCTTTGGGGCCTTTGATGTTGCCGATCAATAGTCGCGCCATGTGTCACCTTTCCGGGATGTCCACGTACAGGTTCCCGCTCTCGGAGTCCCAGACGAACGAGGGTGGGTTCGTGTTGTCCGGATAGTTCACGTACAGGTCGCCGTCGCCTTCCATGCTGAGCGTGAAGAAGCCGTTCGAGGGGGCGGATACGCCGCTGTCGCCCTTGTCACCCTTCTCCCCTTGCGGGCCCTGGATGCCTTGGGAACCTTGGATGCCTTGTCTGCCCTGGGGGCCGGTCGCTCCCTGTGGACCCGTGGGACCCTGCGGACCTGTGGAACCCGTCGGGCCTTGCGGTCCCGCCGCGCCGATCGCGCCGGCATCACCCTTATCGCCTTTCTCGCCGCGTATCCCCTGCAGTCCCTGCGGGCCTTCGGGACCGGCGACGCCTTGCGGCCCTCGCTCCCCGGTCGCTCCTTTCTCTCCCCGAAGACCGGTGGGTCCGGTCGCTCCGGCGGCCCCCTGTGGTCCTGTGTCGCCCTTGTCGCCCTTCTCCCCTTGCGGACCCTGGTCGCCTTTCGGAAGCCCCAAATTCAAGGTTTTGTCGCTGCCGGCGCCCGTGAGCGACGCGCTTGCCTGTGCGCCGGGGGCGAGCGTGTCCACCGAACCGATTTTCAGGCCGGTGATGTAGTCGCCTTTCGGCTGTTTACCCGACAATGCGTTGTTGAGCGAGTCGATGTCGTTTCTGGTCACGTCGGCGCTGAACGTCCAGGCGTCGAGTTTGAGGCCGGCTCCAGCGTAGTAGGCGTGGCCACCATCCCCGATGGAGGATTCTCCGCTGTTGCCGCCGGCGCTGGCACCTCCGGATTCGTAGGTGACGGTGAGCACGCCTCCCGAAACCTTGACGATCTTCTTGGAGATCTCGGCAGTGACGACGAGGCCCGTGTTGTTGTCACGGCCCGTGACCAGGTCGCCAACGTCCGCGTCGATGCCGTCGGGAATGTCCACGTCGATGGTGCTGGTGTTCCGAAGTTCCTGGAATTTCTGCCTGCCCTTGTCCTCGAGCTCGTCGGCTTCGGCGTTGGACAACTCGTATGTGGCGGTGCGTTCGTCAAGGCCTTTGAGGGTCTGCGTGTGGCTGAACGTGCCGTTCGCGTCGGCGTACCAGTGGATGACGGTACGGTCCTTGAGTTCGCCCTTGCCCAGGCAGATGAGATGGTTGATCGGGTGCGCCGCCTGTTTGGCGGTGAAGTCGATGAGGTCCGAGTCGATGCTGTCGCCGATCGTGCGGACGGGCATGGCGCTCATGGCCACCTTGTCGCCGTCATTACGCAACCGGAGTTTGAGTCCGCTTGCCCTGAGCATCTTGACCAGACCGCTGTACAGGTCCACGTACCGGTCGAACTGGCAGGTGGTCTTGTGGCCGGCGCTTTCGTCGGTGACGGTGAACAGGCCTTGCAATCCCGCACGGCTGACGAGCGTGCGCATGATGACGGGAATCGTGCCGGACAGGGTGAGGTAATCGTTGTTCCTGTCCGGTTCGATGATCTTCGAAGCGAGCACTCCATGCCAGTCGCGGCCATGCCATGTGACGGTGGACAGGCCGCCGTCCACGTCGACATCCGTGTCGTCGATGATGCCGCCGTACTCGGTGCCGTCGATCATGATGCGGCTCCCCGCCTTGAGCGCGGCGTCTTCGACCTGCAGGTCGAAGTCGTTCTCCCCGCTACCGAACGCGAGGTCGAGCGTGTATGAGGCGTGGCTCGCCACGGGTTTGCCTGTGGCGTCGGTGACGATCAGGTCCATGGCGGTTCGCTCCTTTCCTCGCAGACCGTCAAGTCGAATTGAAATCCTCCCGGCCAGCTGATCGGCTGTGTTCCGGGCGCGAGCGGTTGGAACACGTACCGGCCGGAATCCTTGCCCGACCCTCGCACGGCCTGCGCGAAGCAGTTTGTGACGAGACCTGTGCCGCTGACCATGGTGACGGTCCTGACATCGCCGGTGCCGTCGATTTCCAGACGCGAGCCGGATGGCACGGTCACGTCGACCTCGTACCGGTTGTTTCCGATGATGACGTACGGTTGCGCGCATGGTCCGAATATCGTGAGTTTGACCGGCTGCGGGATGGACGTGTCGTTGACGATCTCGGCACCCAATGCCATGCCGGCGAAATCATGCGGATAATCATATGGATAGTCAAGGTCGGCGGTTCCGGAATCGTATCGCGGCGTGAAATGCGTCATGGTCGGACGGCGCCACACGCCATCGGCCAGCACGATGGTCAACTGCGTCTCGACCATCGTGGGCGTGATGGATTGCGGTTCGCTTTTCGTGATCCACGCTTTGGCTTCCCATTCGCCGTCGGCGATGAGCGTGCCCGGGTTCCCGGATGCCATGTCGGCGTCCGCGAGGCGGCGCAGTAGGTCGAGCGTGGCTGGAGAATCGTGGATCTTCACGGTGACTGTCGCCTCGCGTGCCTTGCGGGTGATGCCCGTCATGCCACGTGAGGCGAGGCTGTAGTCCCAGACGCGGGCTCGCAGTCCCGTGAGCGTCTCGCCGTACAGCGGCCCCTCGAAGCCGATGCGCTCACCTGTGGCCGCGCACACGTATTCAAGCGATTGCACTTCTCACCTTCCTTGCGAAGTCGCGGTCCCCTATCGTCGGCGTGTATCGGGCGATGATCGATCCGAGGTCGCTGTGCAGCGATTCGACCGCCGCGATGAGTTCCCGCAGATCGCCGTCGCCAGTATCGGTTCCGGTGCCGTTGGTGACGTTCAGCCTGCCGGTCTTCGACCAGTCCACGTCAGAGAGGCTCATCGTGGAGACGAGCGAATCCATGGAACGGCTGACCACATGCGCGGAATCGTCGATGCCCAATGCCATGCCACGTCCGACCATCACGCCGACCTCGTCGCGGAACACACGCGACGGGGAATGGATACCCAAAGCGTTCTTGGCCTTGTCCACCAAGCCCGACAACGCGTTGGTGATGCTGGAATACAACGAGCCGACCATCCCCGTGATGCCGTTGATCAATCCCTGGATGATGTTGCGTCCCGCGCTGACGAGCCAGCTGCCCGCTCCGGACACCGCGCTCCGGACGGTTCCGCCAATCCCGCTCACGACGCTCCCGACACGGCCAACCATGTTGCTTACGGTGCCGACGATGCCGCCCCAGACGCTCGACACGATGCTTCCGACGCCATTCCACAACGCGGCCCACACGCTCCGGATGGTCGAGCATGCGGCGGATACCACGCCACTGACCATGCCGATGCCGGCGGAGACGACGCCTTGGATGCCGCCCCACACTGCCGACGCGATGCCCTGGATGGCCGACCATGCGGCGCTCCAGTTCCCGTTGACGACCGCGAGCGCCAGTTGGACGATGCCTTGGATGACGGCGAGTGCGGTGCTGATGATTGTGGCGATGATGGTCCATGCGCCTTGTACGACGGTGGATATGGTGTTCCAGAGTCCGTTCCAGACCGTGCTGATGATGGTGGCGGCGGTTTGGAAGATGGTTTGGATGTTCTGTATTCCGGCTTGCAGGAGTGGTGTGATGGTGGCGGTGAATGTTTGGATGCCGGTGATGATCGCGGTGAGTGCGGTCATGATGATGGGGCCGATCGTGTTCCAGACGTTTTGGAGGACGGTGGTGATGAGTGTCCATCCGGTTTGCCAGATTTGCTGGATTTGGCTCATGGTCTGGGTGATGAATGTTCCGATGGCTTGCAGTGCGGGTTGGCATGCTGTGCTGATCTGGTTCCAGATTCCCGTGAACCATGTGGTGAAGCTGTTCCAGAGCTGTTTGCCCGTTTCGGTTTGGGTGAAGAACCAAGTCAGTGCGGCCACGACCGCGGTGATGCCTGCGATGACGAGGACGAATGGGTTCGCGGCGAGGAGTCCTGTGAACAGTCCCCATGTGGTTCGCGCCGCGGTGGCGACTGTTCTGAACGTTCCGACGGCTGTCTGCACGATGCCGAAGTTGCCTGCGGTGGCTTTCAATGCTGGGCCTATGCCGCCGAGGTCGGTGGCAAGGTTGACGAATCCTGAGATGCCTTTTGCCGCTGTGGTGATTCCAGTGGCGCTTCTGCTGATGCCGTCCAATGCGGCTGGCAATGCTTTGAAGCCGGCTGATACCGCGCCGATGCCTTTGCTGGCGAGGACGAACGCGGTGATTCCCTTGGCCAGCGGGATGATGCTGTCCGCGTGGGCCGACACGTAGTCGAGAAGACCTGACACGGCATGCAGGAGTGTTTTGAATCCGTCAGCGATTGCGGGCAATTGTCCTTTCGCCTGATTGTAGAGTTCGGAGAGCGGTCCGGAGATGACGTTCCAGATGGCTCCGGCAGCTCCCGACAGGGATGAGCCGAGCTCCTTCAGATCGTCCTTGAGGGAAGCGAGATAGGAGGCGAACTGCTGGACGGTCTGGCTTTTGCCGAGCTTGTCGAAAAAGGCGGTGACCGTGGGGATGGCCTGTTCCAATCCCTTCTGCAATCCCGCGCCGACCTTCTCCAAAGTCGGGGACACCGCCGCAGTGAACGCGTCGATGAGCGGAATGGCCTGGTTGAACAGTCCGCGCAGTCCGTTGAGGACGGGCGTGGCTGCGGTCTCGCCGAGTCGGCTCAACGCGGCCTTCACGTTCGCCAGAGCGCCGGCGAACGTCGTTCCGGCGCTTTGTGCAGCACCGCCTAGGCCTTCCTGCATGGCGTCGGCGAAGGTCTGGAAGTCGATCTTGCCGTCCGAGACCATGTCGGACACTTCGGCGCTGGTCTTGTTCAGGTGCTTGCCGAGCATCTGGAGGACCGGGATGCCGCTCGACATGAGCTGGAGCATGTCGTCGCCCTGGAGTTTTCCTCGCGCGGCGACCGATCCGAAGATCGTGCCGATGTCGGTCAGGCTGCGGCCGCTGATCTGCGCGGTGTCCGCCACCGTCTTCAGGACCTTGGTGAGCTGTCCGCCCTCCTTGACGCCGGAGGCCGAGAGGCTGGCCGCGACGGTGGCGGCGTCGCCCAGCCCGAACGCGGTGCCCTTGACGGATGCGAGCGCGTCGTTCATGATCTCGGTGACGCTTGCGCTGTCGTGGCCGAGGCCCTTGAGCTTGGCCTGCGCGTTCTCGATGTTGAGGGCGCGCGTGAAGCCGCCTTTGGCGGCCAGTGCGGTGATGCCTCCGGTGATGGTGGCGATCGCGCCTGTGCCGACCTTGCCGATCTTGCCGAACGCGCCGCCGATCTTCGAGATGAGGGTGTTGGAGCCTTTCCTAGAGGCTTTGCTGACGGCGTCGCCGATGTCGCCTTCGATGCTTTTGCCGAATCCTTTGCCGGATGGTTCGACGTGGACGTATACGACGCCGATGTCCTGTGCTGCCATCGTGTTCCTTGCTGTTTGTCGGGATTCCGATGGCGGTCGGGATCAGAAATCGTCGTTGATGTGGAAGTAGGCTTTGAGCCGTTCCCTGTCCTCGCGCTGCCGACGGGTGAGGCTGTGCGTCGGTGTCGGCTGGCGGAGGGGATCGTGCCCGTGGTCGAACCATGGTCGTTTCTTTTGCTCAGGAGCGGTCAGCCATGCGGCCTGTTCGGCTCCGTCGGGCACGTAGACGGCGTTCTGCAATGCCATCCACGAGTGGCTCGTGTGGTCTTTGAGAATCTCGCGGGTCAATGCCCATGCGAGTCCCCAGTCGGTTCGCGGGCGGGCTCCCGCGAACCATTCCTGGAAGCGTACGGGCCTGTAGACCTGCCCGTACGCTCGGATCCAGTCGTAGGCTAACGCCGCACGATTGTTGTTCCAGAGGTGGGCGAGGTAAACGCTTTTGGGTCCAGTCCGGATTCGTCGGCCCACGCCTTGATGGTCGCGATGAGGTAGGCGATCGGACGTTCCGTCTTGCGCAGCACGTTCCAGAAGTTCGGCTTCATCGCCTGGAAGTACGCGAGGAACGCGGCCATGCACGCGCTGGTCTCCTCGTCGGAGAGCGTCGGCCTGCTCTTGACCAGGAGGATGGCCTGCACGAGTTCGATGGGCAGTTCCGCGTTGTTGAGGTTCGGCAGGTCGAGTTTCGCTCCGGCGACCTCGAGGTGCACGTCGGGCTTGAGCTCCTCCGCGTCGGTAAGGTCCACGTCCACGACATGGTAGGTGTTGTCGCTCATTTCGTCTCCGTTTCATGGTTATCGGCGGTTATGGGTAATGGTCCCGTGCGGTCGACCGCCATCGGCCGCACGGGAAGAATCAATGGGTCACTTGGCGTCTTCGGTGACGAGGCCCCACGCGTGGAACTGTTCGCCGTTGGTGCCCTTGAGCATCTTGAACGTCATGCTGAAGTTCATGATCTCGCTGGATTTCAGGCTCACGTCGTCACGGTCGCTCACCTTCGCGTTGGTGCCGTACAGGAGGAAGGGGCGGTCCTGCTGGTCGAGCGCGACCAGGACGAGGATCCATTCCTTCTTCAGGCCGGCTCCCTTGATGCTGATGCCGCCGTCGGATTCCACGTCCACGTCGAAGTAGGCGGACACCACGTCCTTGCGGCCCTCCATGGCGGCGAGCTGCAGGGTCCAGTAGCCCGGATCCGTGTCGGACAGGACGATGTCGCCGTTGTGGGCCTTGTAGTCGGTGCTGTCGCCCGGTTCCGGATGCAGTACGGCGCCGTCCTCGGTGGAATAGCCGATCGGTTTCTTGTTGTCCGGCGGCGTCCAGTTCACGCCGGTCGGGGCCTTGAATGTGCTGTCGCCCTTGGGGAACAGGAACAGCGCGTAGTTCTTGATCAGGCGCACGTTACCGGAGTCGTTGCCGCTGGACACGTACCCGTAGTCGGCCGCCCCCTGCGCCGCCTGCGCGCTGGTTTCGGATGCCGCCTGTTCGACGGCGGTGGTTTCTTCGTTGTTGTCGGACATTCGTCCATACCTTTCGTTCTTGCCCGTGTGGCGGCACGTCTTGTTGTGTTTCAGTTGACGGAGACCTCGAGCAGGAGCACGCCGTACGCGCACACCAGTCTCTTGTCCTCGTCGGTCATGCGTACCGGCCCGGATTCGAGTGACGCGCTGATGAGCGGCGCGACGTTTCCGAGCCTGATGATCTCCCTTGCGATTGCGGCCCACAGGCGTGCGGCCTTGTCCCAGTCGCCCGTATGGTCCTCTCTCATGCAGCGCACGCCCAGCCGCAGTCGCACGTACTGCGAGATTGGGGTGCTCATGCCTTGCATGGAGTCGGCCAATGTGGCTTCGGTGAAGGGAGGTTCGAGGTCGTTGCGTTCGATGGTATCGAACGTCACGTCCGGGAACAGCTCCCGCAGCCTGGGCAGGAGCAGCGGCTCCGTGCGCCGCGGGGTGACGGGGATGCTCATATGTGCATCCTTCCGAGCGTGTCCTCCAACGTGCCGTGCGCCTTCTCCACGGGTGCGGGGCAGAGGATGGCCACGCCATTGCGGTTCGCGCCGTTATGGTCGCGGACCATGCAACGGTCATCCTCTACGGCGGCTTCGGCCGCGTCCCTCATGCGCGAGCGCAATGTCTCGTTTTTGAGGACCTGTTGGCTGAACGCCTTGCGGTTGAATACGAATCTGCATCGTTTGGCCATGCTTATCCTTCCCGTTCGCCCACGGTGATGACGTCGCCGATGTGGCGTCCGTGGAGGTTGTCCCACACCTGCGGCTTGCCCTTGACGGGCAGCAGCCGGCCCCTGACTTTGATCAGGTCGGTGGCCTGGATGCCGGTCGGTTGGTTTCCGCGGATGTGGATCGTGTATTCGGTGGTCTGCGGGCTGGCGTTCTCCTCGGTCTGGTCGGTGGTGGAGGTTGGCGCGACCATCGCCTGGAACGTGCCGACGCGGGCGGGTTTGCCCTGGATGGGGTTGCCGTCCGTGTCGGTGGTGGACTGGCCGCGCCACACTTCGATGGTTTCCACTAGGACGTCTCCCCCGTTGCCATGTCGACGCTGAACGCGCGCTGAGCGTTGATGCCAAGGATGCGTTTCTCGTCGTCGCGCAGCCAGAGATCGCCGGTGGGCGCTCCGAAACTGTATTGTTCGCTGAAGCTGCCGGTGGTCTGGTTCATCTGCGTGATGCCGCCGGGAATGTCGTACGGGTCGGCCTGCATGATTCTGCGGACGATGTCGCAGGTGATCTTCGTCAGCAGGCGTGGCCGTTCTTCGAGGAGCCGCCGCCAGATGGGCGAGCGTTCCTTGATGTAGTCGGTCACGTCCGCGAGATGCGTGTCGGCTTTCTGACGTTCATCGTCGGTGAGCTTGTGCCACCTCCGTTCGAGATCGTCGGAGGTGGCGAACATGTCCGGTTCGTCCGTCATGGTCACTTCTTGTCCGGCAGCTTGATCGCCCCGGAGGCCGCGAGGCCGGTGATAGTGTCATCGAACTGTTTCGCCAAAGTATTGAAAGCCGTGACGAGCTTGTCGAATTCATCCTTGGTCGGAGCGGCTGCGGCGGCCTTGACGATGTTGCCGTCAACGTTGCCAATCGTCTGTTCGGGCGCGAACTGCTTGATGCCGCCGAGGGTGTCCTTGCCGGCCTCCGGCAGTTCGTAGGCACCGGAACCGGCGGAGAAGGCGGTGCCGTCAGTGTTGACAAGCCGCACCTGCGCGTCCAACGGGCCGACAGTGTGCTTTTCCTCGCCTGCAGGGTTGATCACAAGCGTCTGGATGGGGAAACTCATCGTTCACCTCACTTGGTCTTGAGCACGGCGAACGCGTTCGGGTCGATGACGGCGAACGCGTACATCGCTTCGGTACGGTATGCGATCTGGTTGTGCGCCTTCAGGTCCACGCCGGTCTGGTCCGGGTCGCCGTAGGCGATAATCTCGCTGGTCAGGTCGCGGACCATGCCCCACTTGATGAGGCTGAAGTCTCCCATGAACGCGAGCACCTTCGTCGGGGTCTTAGCCAGTCGCCCGTTGACGGTGCCGGAGGTCGCGGCGGTGATGCCGTCCAAGCTGCCGGCCTGCAGGTTCAGCGGGATCTCCGGGTAGAAGCGCATGCCGGTGGAGGGCACGCGCAGCTTGCGCAGACGGGACGCCCACGTCTTGGACAATGCCACGCCGTTGATGTCGTAGGAGTCGTTCAGCGCGTCGGCCAAGGCATCCACGTTGCTGATGTCGTCATCGCCGGCGGTCACCTGCACGGCGGACGTGCTCAACGGGTTGAATCCGGAAAGCGCGGTGCCAGCCTTCGGGTTGATCGCATGGTAGATCACGTAGTCGAGCGCACGACCCAAAGCGGCTGCCTGATCCGCTTGGATGCTGCGGATGATCTGCAGCTGGTTGTCCTCGTCCGCCCACTGGAGTTCGCTGGTGACGCGGGTGGTGGTCTGCACTTTGAAGCGTTTCGCCACGACGGAATCCACGGTCTGCTCGTGGCTGCCCTTGACGGCGCCCTCGGCCACGACCTCGGCTTCGCTCTTGCCGTTGAACACGAGGTAGTCGGCGTCGGAGAAGATCTGCGGCGTGCTGGGGCTCAGGGACGCGATGGTGCTGGTGTCCTTGGCCTTGTTCACGATTTCGGTGGCCACACTCACGGGGAGCTTGATCTGGTCTGTTTTCATCGCCATGATGGCTTGTCCTTTCGGTCGGTTGGGTTATCTGCCGAGGAGCTGGTGGATGTACGAGAGCTCTTCGGCGTCCTTGCTGTTGTTCTGATGTGACGGAGAGCCCGTCTGGTTCCTCACCTGCGGCGGCTTGGATGCCGGATGCAGTGCCGCTTGCAGGAGGTCCGCGTGCGCTTCGAGCTCGTCCTTGGTGCTTCCGCGGAGCAGTTCGGCCGGGACGCCCTTGTCTTTGGCGACTTCGGACACCCATTCGGCGTGCTGCTTCTCGGCAGCGGCATCGTCGATCTGCTTGCGCAGGGCGGCGTTCGATTCCTTGAGCTTGTCGAGCTCGCTCTTGCCCGCGTTCTCCATCTCGTCGAGTCTCATGGCCTTGGATTTGAGCTCGTCGTAGTCCTTGTACTTGCCGCGCTCCTTGGCCAGTCTTCTCTCGACGATCTGGTCGACCTGCTCCTGGGTGAACGATTTCGGTTCGGGCTCGTTGCCTTCACCGGAACCGCCTTCGCCGGAACCGCCGTCGATGAGACGGATACGGGCCGGGAATCGGAATCTGTTGAACATGTCGTGCTCCTTCTTGCTGTTTCCCGTGGATTCGAGTTCGACCGCGCCACGGTGCGCTGTATGGTCCTCCCACGCGATGCGGCGCATGGTCGCCGCCGGCCGGAGGGCCGGTTGAGTGGTGGATGCGGGATTCGCACCCGCGTGGCAAAATGCGCCCGATTTACAGTCGGGTCCGTTCGTCTGCTCCGGCAATCCACCAAAAGGTGATAGAATGGATATGTAAGCGCCCTTGTTACCGCCCTTTTTGGTAGTTTCAGCGGCGCTTACTTGATTCTCAGCAACTGTCCTTTTTTGTTCAGGATGTATACGATCCCATTCTTGAAACGATGACTTTTCATGATGTTTCCGATGAGTTCCTCATCGCTCATGTTGTCGTTTTCGGAATTGTCGATGATCAGCCGTCTGCAATCCGGCTTTTTTGACGCGCTGCCCATATATCCGTCGATAGTGCGGAATTTGTCTGCTGATTGAGGCGTCTTGAGCTCGATGCCGCCTTCCAAATCAGACAAGCCGATCAGGAGCATACGCCCAGTGTCTGGATCCTTCGCTTCACGATGGTCGATCTGAAAGGCCGGGACGATTCCATGTCTGCGCAGTCTCTGGGCCGTTCGTATCTCCTGCGGTCTTGCCTTCTCGGTTTCCTCACGCATCCCATCACTTGGGAAGCTGATCAGTGGCTCTGCGCCGCTGTGGAGCCATTCTCGGTCGCGCCAGCGCATCTCGGCGAGTATCTGGTTGCGTTTCCAGTTGCCGAACTTCTGGCCCGGCGAACTGCGGGTTCTCAGGTATTCGTCGTGGGTAAGACGATGCTCGATGGCCGTCTTGCATTGTTCCCAGCGTTCACTCATGCCGTCGGGGTCGAAGCCTTTGAGCTTCTGCCTTCCCCAGCTGCTGATGACATCACAGTGACAGTGGCCATTGTGGAAGGTGGGGCCGAAGTCGGCCGTCTCTTCACTGAGGTATTCGAAGCCACGGGTGGCGAGCATGACGCAGAACGCGCATGGATCGCTGCCTCGTGGCACGCGCGCCCATTTTGGTTTTGTGGGGTCGGCATGCATGTCACGCATGGTCATAAGCCTGGCGGATGTGCTGACCATGTCACCAATGAGCTGCTGCCAGTCATCGATGGTCTTCAACTCCGGCCACAGACTGTCCACGCTCAATCCGGCATTGCTGCGTCCGGCGACAAGGTCGGAGTAGTTGAGACCATTCCAGTCAGTTCCGGAGAAACCGCCGTTCATGCGGTAGAGGACTTCGCTTGGATCAAGCAAATCCGGGTGTTCGAACTCCGGCAGATCCACTCCTGACTGCTCGGCCCATATAGCGCGTAGCTGGCTGAAATAATCGTCAGCCAGCTGCGCGGACTGTCTCGAGTAGTCCTCGACCACATCGCGCATGAACAACGGGTTGGAGCGGTACTGCGCCTCGATAGCGTCAGCCGCTTCGTCTGCCAATGCATCAAGGTCGGCGACGTATCCCGCATAGGCTTGGTCAAGCAGCCGTTGAAGATCTCTCCTGTTCGTCTCCGGTATGTTCAGGCTGTTGAGTTCCATCCTGAACCTCCTCGCCGCCGGCCGATGCCAGGCGAGCCTTTAGCTGATCGATCTGTTCCTTAGCGCGCTGGCGTTGCTGGTCGGCGCGTAAGCGGGTGATTTCCTCACGGCTCAGGCCGAGTCGTTCGAGTCCGACGTCGGAGTCGGCGTAGCCGGTGACCTTGTCGGCGATCTTCGTGAACGCGTCGGCGCGCGCCGCGTCGGAGATCTCCTTCGTGGGGGCCCATACCGGGTGTACGTCGCGCATGGAGTCGGGTATCGAGTTCGTGCCTTCGCGCAGTGCCACGGCGATGCCCATGGCGCGTTTGAGTTCGCGTCCGAAGGCCACGTTCTGCTTGTCGGCGATGCGGGTCAGGCGTCGTTCCGCTGATGCCATCGCCTCGGCACTGGTCGGATTGTCCAGTGTGATGCCCAGGTAGTCGACCGGCACGCGGGTCTGCGAGGCGACGAGCATGGCCATGGTCTTGAGCATGTCCGAATGGGGTGCCATGGACGCCTGCTGCACCTGCTGTAGTTGGGGCAGGTTGCCGTCCTCGTCGGCGCTGATGGCGTTGATCGCCTGGATGAGGCTCTTCCACGTGTTGCTGCTGAACGCGTCCTTGTTCGCGCCGATGAACCAGAGTTTGGGAACGGAGTAGAATTCGGCCGATGCCTCCATGCGGACCACGGTACGGAATCCAGCATCGACAAGGCTCATGAGCGAACGGCTGATGCGGCTGTGGCCGAACGGGCGGTCCATCTGCCTGTCGTAGGCGAGCGCGACGACCGTCGGCTGGTCGAAGTTCGTTTCGATTTTCTCCGCGCGCCATGGCAGTGGGCGCCCTGAGCATTCGTAGACCTTGCCGGGGAGCCATACGTTGAATGAGCAGATCCGTCCGTCCTTGTCGTCCTCGGTGATGGTCAGCGCGGCGGCCAGGCGGTGGTTGCGCCTGTCCCAGATTCCCGCGGACCAGTCGGCGGAACGGGGGATCATGCTGATGCGGTCCGGATCCTCCGGGTCTGCGGCGATGGTCAGGAAGCTGCATGAGTGCTTGTATGAGGATACGATCAGTTCGGATGCGGTGACGTCCAGCTGGTTGTCCTCGAACAGGTCGTTGATGCCCATCGTGTCGTCGCCGGAGATGCTGAATCCTTCCAGGTCGCTCAGGTCGCTCAACGATCGGACGGCGAGTTCGGGCCATCCGATCATCGCCTCGACCTTGTTCTTGATCTGGTCGGGGATGGAGATGCCGAAGTCCTTGAACCGTTCCTTGCAGTCGTAGTAGGCTCCGCGGATCAGGTTGCGCGGGTATTTCTCGCGCCAGACGCGCAGCAGTTCGTGGATGATGGGCATGTCCTCGTCGTCGACGCCGAGGATGGTGCCGACGTTGCCGCTCGCTGTGTCGAGGTAGCTGCTGCCGGTGAATTTTGGCGCTGTGCTGATTGTGGTGCCGTCGGCCATGTAGAACACCATCAGACCATCACCTCCTGTCGTCTTCCGGGATGCCGCTTCGTGGTGAACGCGCCGTACAGGGCGAGCGTGGTTGATACGAGCGGCGTTATGTCGATATCCGAGCCGAGTTTGTTCCAGGCGATCGCGCCGGACTGCCCCAACGGCCGCGTGGTCGCGCCCTTGACGGCGGCGGCCAGCTGCGGCTGGTATTCGTCCCGCGGGTGCCTGAGCGTTCCGGCCTTGAGCATGTCGAGGAACCGTCCGCATGCGCGGCCCATCTCCTGCATGTTCGTGACCGTGACCTTCACGTGCGCCTTCTTCAGTTCGGGCAGCAGGCTCATGGCGGGCGACTGCGCGTCGATGACCACGCTGGCGGTCTTCGGCCAGCGTTCAGCGAGCCAGTCCACGGCCCACATGGTTCCCGCCTGCCGCGCGTCCTTGATGTTCGCCATCTGGACGATGGCCGAACCGTCCGCGTATCGTAGCGCCGCTCCGATGGTCAGCACGCTCCTGTCCGGAGGCATGTCGATGCCGAAGCTCACCGTGCCGCCCTCGGGCACGTCGTCGACGGCCGCGGCCTGCCACAGGTCGGGACTGATGGCGTATGCGGTGGCGGTCTCGTCCCATATGCCAAGCGCCTCACGACGGAATGAATCGTCCGACAGGTTGTTGCGCATGCGCATGATTGCCTGTTCGCTTGTACGTTTCGGATAGCTGGGATTCGCTTTAGCCCACTGTTCGCGGTCGTCCGGATCCGCGTCCTTGTCGGCGGCGAGCTCCACGTAGAGGAGGTTTCCGTCATGGTTCAGCGCATGCATGCGTTTCTCCGTGAACGCATCGCACTGGTCTCCCGGCTTGGGTGGATTGCCCATATACACGACCAGGGGGTTAGGACTCGTGTTCAAAACCGGAATCATGTTGTCCATCGCGCGCACTGTGAGGATCTGCGCTTCGTCGAACACGGCCACGTCCACGCTGTGCAATCCTCGGCCGAAACCGTTTTCGCGGGCGCCGAACATGATGCGGCTGCCGGACGTGAACGTGATCTCCTGTTGGCCGTTTGCTCTGCGAATGCGTTCCACGTACCGGCCGAGCACTGGATTGTGCTCCATCTCGCACATGTCAGCGAATGTCTCGTCGCTGGTGCGCGTATGGTGGGCGGTCCAGATGGCTTTCAGGTTCGGTGTGAGTATCGCCTTGAGGAACAACGCGGTGCCGACGGTGAAGGTCTTGCCGATCTGCCTGCAGCTGGACAGCACGGCGCCGTCCGCGCCACACGCATACTTGCCTTCCGCGTTCTTGGCGAACAGAAGCCACAAGAAGCCCTGCTGCCACAAGTCGAAACGGATGCCGGCCTTGCGCGCAGCTTTGTTGATTCGCGTGAACTCGCTGCCGACGATGCCTTCCGGCTGGCGGAGGACCTTGGCGATTTCAGACAATCGACGCTCCGACATCGTCCGTCACCTCGTCTTCCTCATCGTCCAGCAGGTCGGTCAGGCCACCGACCTGGAGCGATTCGATGCGGTCGCATACGGCGATGAGCTGGCGGCTGATCGCGGGCAGCGCGTTCGCCGGCGTCGTGGGATCGGCCATGGCCTTGAGCAGCAGGTCACGGTTGTCTCGCAGTATGTCCAGCATGCTGCCGTCCATCATCCGTTCGAAGCTCCGCTGGTCGAGATCCTGCTCCGGCTTCTGTTTCGTTTCCACGGCTTTGACGGGCGGCTTACTGTTCCGGTCCTGTGCGGGCCTGTTCTTTTTCCGACGATAATCGGCTTTCTGGCGGCAGGATTTGGAACAGTACTTCTGAGGCCGCCCGTGGCCGGAAGGCTGGAATTCCTTGCCGCAGAGTTCGCACTTCATCGGCGTAATCCTCGCTTTCCGACCTTTCGTTGTTTCCCCTGTTTCCGACGTTTGAATCCGCGGGGAGAAATCGGCACTGCACCCTAGGCTACCCCAAGGGTGTATGGCAGGGTACCCCGCCCTGGTATCGGGTCAGATGCCGAACGTTCTGAATGGCAGCGAGCTTGATTTGATGGTCTGCTTGCCGGCCAGCAGCGCTCGTGCATGTTCGTCTGTCTTGTCGCTCTTGAACCTGTTGCAGATGCGGTGCGTGAGCCTGCAGTTAGTGAAGCTGTATGGATCACCGCCGCGTGATACTGGTATGAGTTCGTCTACTTCGGCGCTCATCGGATGTGGTGTCTTCAATGTCTTGTCGACTGGCTTGCCGCAGATGGCGCACACATCGTATGCGGCTAGCACTCTTGCCCTGAGTTGTCTGCGCCGCCAGCCGTTGCTGACGCGCTCGTTGCGCCGCTTGCTCATGTGGCCTCCCACGCGTATGGGGCCTGGGGTGCCGTGGATTTGCCGACGATTATCTCCGCTGTTGGCCTGCTGGAATGCCGGTATAGGGGCTCCCGTATATGGACACTCCCGTGTCTTGTAGGGGCTCCCCATCATCTGCGAATGCCCCTCCCGGATTGTCAATACCCCTACCCCGGGTTTGTTTCATGGGTGCCTTCGGCGGGATTCGAACCCGCGTCCACACGCGGCCACAAGGAAGAGAATCCAATAAAGACTCGCGGCCGGTACGATCTACCACTGATTCCTACGAAGGCATGGACAGGCGGATTTGAGCATCACCGCATCACGTAAGCGCGGGATTGGCTTGCCTGCCACATTGGGGTATGTCCACTCTGACGGGAGTGGGCGGAGCGTGTCCGATATGCCGTTCGGACAGGACGGTGTTACGTAGCCCAAGGAGTTAGGAGAATCCATGGCGGATATGAAAAGGGTCCAAACCAATTCACCTCGGTTTGAACCCTCTAATCCACTGACAATTCTGCGTTGCACTTTCGATTTTGTCAAATCGAATCGCGTCGCAACACCTGCCGATGCACGTCCGAAAGCCTGTACAATGGCCGTCCCTTCTCGTTCTCGCCGGCCGGCTGAAGCCTGCCACGCTTACGCCACGAGCGAATCGTGTTCGCATTGCACTGGAACCCACACTCGCGCAACAGCTCAGCACACTCCCCAGCCGTGAACGCCCTGCCCGATTCGATGCACTCCCGCAGGAATCCCAATCGCACATCGACCACGCGGTAAGTGTTGCCGCACACCGGACAGTCAACACTTACCGCGCCGACCTCCGCACTCAGCTCCACGCCGCACAGAGGATTCAGACACCTGCCGATGCTGTGCCTGGATGGCGGCACGTCGATGATGCCCAGCGTCTTGCGCGCCAACCGCTCCCAGTCATGCCAAATCAAACCAATGTCCGGCAGTCGGTTCAACCGCTGGCAAGACCAGCATGCCTTGAGCATGTCAGCGACTGGCGGGACCGCGATGCTTGTGGCCCATGGCATGGCCGGCGGCGCATACAATCGACACCACAACGCCGTCACCGCATCCTCGATCTCCTGCAGATGGTCAACGACCGAGAGTCTGATCGGCGTGGGCGCGGACGGCAGGTTGACACGTCCAGGCTGGTGGCCTCCGTAATGCGCCGTCGAATCCAGAAACTCGCGCAAGGCATAGATCCAGATGGGATAGTCGTGGATCCATCCCCTCAAAGTGTTCTCGCACTTGTCGCACATCGTGGCTTGAATACGGCACTCCCCGCCGCACACTTGGCACATGCCGGCGAGCGCTGGATTGTTTTGGTTGGTTTGTGTTGGTTGGGATTCGTTGGTTGGTTCGTTCATTTGTTCGATTCCCTCCGGCGGGTGTAGTCTGGTTTGTGGTGATGCCAGGAGCCCGGCCGGAAGGTCGGGTTTCTTGTTATTCGCGGGTGTGTCGGATGATCGCTTTGATTTCCTCTTTGGAGACTTGCGGCACCAGTGGTGCGATCTCATCGAGGCTGTATCCGGCCTGATGCCATTTGACGATCATGTCTATGAGGACTTTCTTCACTTTCATTTCGTTTCCTTCTTGTTTTTTACGCATTCCGGGCAGAGGCTCTTCTTGAAATCGTCTGCATTTACCTGCCATCCCTCGTATTCGAGCCGATGCAGCGGTCCGACATCCCACTTGCGGCATTCGCGGCATGAGAGATGACGGTGGTTCGGACAGAGGCTGTCGCATGGATAATCTCGGTCGATGTGCCATCCCGCGGCTTCCAGTTCGTCCGGCGCTCCACTGTCGGTGATGTCGCAGTCATGGCATTCGACGTGCCAGTGGAGCGGGCAGTAGTGTCTGCCTTGGAACTCGTCGCATTGCCAGCCGTGGTCGACGGCCTCGTTGTCGGCGTCCTCGTAGGTCGCGTCATCGACGGAAAGGCTTGTATGGCACTCGTCGCAGACGACGAACAGCTCATGGATTTCCCGGTAGCTCATCTTGCCGGCTCCTTGTCTGCTCCGCTCACATGGTCCCAGTCGCAGGACAGGCCGCCCTGCTTGTAGCCCGAGTAGACGACGCAGTCCACTTGCCTCGTGTCGGTCAGGGTGATGACACATTCGCTGAATTCGTCGTCCATGTCGGAGCATTGCGAGTCGATTGACGTGACCGCATGCGCTGGCGTCGAAGGCTCCGACGCGCTCCCGCATCCGGCGAGCGCCATGCATATGACGGTGATGGCGAGTGTGATGCGTGTTGTTTTTCTCATTTCGTTTCCTCCTAGTGTTTGCGCCATCCGCCGTTGGCGTATCGGTTCCATACACGGACCGCGGTTTTGATGTCGTCGTCCATGGTTTTGAGCAGGACCGCGTTCTGGCATCCATGGCATTCGGCGAGCCAGAAGAAGCGGGTCGTGGCCCCGATGACCCGGGCGTAACGTTCGATGCCGGGTTTCCTCGTGCCGCAGTATGGGCATGGGCTGGTCCTGTGCCATTTCCTGACATGCGGCCGGATGATGTTTCTTGTGTGTTTCATGGCGGCCACGGTCATCACCATGCTCCCTTCAGAAGCTTGCGGTACCACTTGTAGTCGTTGATGTCGCGTCGGATGCAGTCGCACACCCTGTGCGTGCCACGATGTCCCTTGTACGGATCCTCGGGACAGTCGATGAACCTCAAATACCGGCGGAGCGTGGTCAGGTCTAACTTGCGGTAGGACAGCCACCTGTCCGGGTTCAGGTCGAGACGTTTCAGGAAGTCGATGTCGAAATCCACGTTCGTGCCCGCCGGAACCAGGGCGAACCGTTGCGAGAGCGAGTCGAGATACTCCTCCACTGCGTTCGCCACAGCACCCACGCAGTCGTCGTGCGCGGAGCCGTTCAACAGCTCGAACAGCAATCCATTGTCCGTGTGCATCGAGAACGCGACCGGGCTCATGTCCAACAGGTTGAGATAGTCCGGTCTGATGATGCGATGCAGGGATCCATACGAATGTTCGCCCAGCACGTCGGTGCATTCCATGCCGACCTCCAACGGCAGGCTGTCATTCCTGTCCGTGCCGGTCGTTTCGAAGTCGAGCCAGAGCAGCGCCTCCGGCTTCACGTTCAGGTCTTCGTCCTGTTTCCTCATGATTCTTCCTTCCAATCGCTTTGCCATTCGATGATTTCGATTTGCGTGAGCCGTTGCGCCGTGCCGTCATCCAACAGCCACCACCAGTCGCCATTCCAATCGCGTATCGGCACGCTGAGCGGAGCGCGCCAGCTCGGGATGATGTAGCCGAACCGTTCCGCCTCCGCCGGATGCGCGTGCGCCCAACCATGACAGCCGGTCGTGCCGGAACCGCACAGTTCCACGATGTTGCACGGCAGGTCACGCACGGTCGGGTCGGCCCGACGGCGCAACTGCCGGTGGTGGCCGCTCCTGCCCGGCCAGACGGTCGGGTCGTGCAGGTTGCGTCCGCAACGCATGCAATGCCAGCCCTGACGTTGCAAGGCGACGTGTTTCGATTCCTGGAATTGCCGGTCGCTCATCGTTGTTCCCTTCCGATTTGTTCGAGCAGGCTGATGCAGGTCGAGCAGTCGCGTTTGATATCGCGGACGAGGTCAAGGTCCATATCGGCGAGCGCCGGGCCTTTGAGCGCGTCGAGTTCCAATCGGTCCGCGGCCTGGATGGCCGAGGTGAGGACGCCGGCCATGTGTGCGATGGTCATGGCGTTCATGCCGCCGCCTCCTGTTCGAACAATTGTTCGGCCAATACGTCGCCGGGCACGTTCGCGAGCTGACGGCGCAGCATGTCCGGGTCCACGCCCTGGTTGAGCAGGTCCGCGACCTTGCATGCGAGCTCCATGTACGTGTCCGTGCCCTCGCAGGCTATCGGGCCGAGAACGCGTTTCACCTCTTCGCTGCCCCACGTATACCGTCGGCGAGCGTTGGAATCCTTTAGTGTGGCGAATCCGCGTTCCTTGCCTTTGACGAGCCAGTTGCGGTATTTCGCGTTCCAGTCGGCCGAGCGGGCTCCCGAGTCGAGGGCCCTGTCGCGGAATTTGTCGGCCTCGATGTCGCAGTCGATGCCGAGCCTGTCGGCGAGCGCCTGGTGTTCTTCGGTGGGTTTCCAGTCGGCTGGTATTGGGATTTGTTTTCTCGCGCGCGCGTTACTCTCTCTAGGTTCTATATACGGTTCTTCCTTATATAGGTTCTGTGCGCAGTCATGTTGCGCCCCTGATTGCGCCCCTAGCGACGTTTTTTTGCGCCCCTGATTGCGCCCCTCCAACTTGTTTAGGGGCGCAGTGGTCTGCGCCTCTTGCGGCGGTTGTTTCAGGGGCGTAGTTTTTGCGCCTCTAAAATCCTTCATCGTGAGGTCCCAGACGATCGGACGGTATTTGCCGAGGTGCTCGGTGATCCGCTGGTCTCCCCTTCGAATCAGTCCGGCCTTCTCCAGATCGTGCAGGCCGTTCTGGATGGTGCGCCGGCTGTATCCGGTCAGGGCCACGATGCGCTTCTGGCTCGGGAAAGCTCCCCTGCCCTGCGTGTCAGCATGGTCGGCAAGCAGGAGCAGGATGCGCAGCAAAGCTCCTTTGACCATTTCGGCGGGCACGTCGTACATGGCCCACTCCAATGCCTTCATACTCATGATTCCTGCTCCTTTTCGACCATCGCGCCCTTGAGTGCCTCGCGTTCCTCCGCACTGGGCTGGTATCCGAGGCGTTCCAATGCGCCGTACCAGACGCACATCTCATCAACGCCGCGCATGGTGCGCCACGCACGCCAATCGGCGTTGTCCTCCTGGCGTGCGGCCAGCACGTCGAGGATCCGCAGCGGCCTGTTCCTCAACACCATGCGGATCTGGTCGAGGTTCTCCTTGCATTCCAACGACCAGTGGTCGCCGTCATGCTCAGTAATCGGCAGATTCCATCCAAAACCGATGAGCGCCTCCACGACACCCTCGCCATGGAGGCGCTGGCCCACGAACATCGAATGCCAGCCAACCGTCTCAGCGAGCGCGAGTTCGCAGATTCCCGCCACTGTCTGTTCGCGGGTGAGCGTGTGGAGGTTGGTTTTCAGCCATGCGAAACGCGTGTCCCTCGCAATCGCCTCGAAGTCCCTAGCCTTGCGGTCGAGTTCCTTCCCCCGTGCCACGATGGCCTGACGTTCGGCTTTCGCGCTCTCAGCCCATTCGAGCTGGTCGAGTGGAATCGGCTCGTACAGGCAGTAGTCGCCGTGGTTCTTGAAGACGCAGAATTCCGGCCACCCATCCTCGCCCGTGAACTGCTTCCAGAACGGATCCCGAGTGGAGGAAATGATGTTATGCCGCCTGTAGCCGCGCGGTTCGAACGTCCAATAGTTCTTCCCGTCCGGGAAAGACTCGACCCTGACACCGGCCTTCGCGAGCGCCTTGTCGGCCTCACCGCACCATTTCGTCTTGTCGCGTCCTCTGACGAGCCTTTGGTACGTCCATTCGAAGTCGGTGGACCGTGCGAGCTCGCGTTGCATGTCCGGGTCGGATTCGAATTCGGCGAGCTTGTCCAACTGGTCGAGCGACAGTTGGCTGAAATCGGCGGACATGTCGCGCGTCTCCTGCGGGATTCTGGCTATCTTCAACCGTCTGCGGACGAAACGGTCGCTGCGTCCCGTCTTCTCGGCCATCTCCTTGACCCGCACACCCAGGTCGAGAAGCCCTTGGTAGCCGTCGGCCTCCTCCACTGGAGTCAGGTCGGAGCGTTGCGTGTTCTCCACGAGCATGATCTCGCGTTCGCGGCGCGCGTCCATCTCCTCGACGATCGCGGGCACGGTCGAGAGTCCCGCCTGTCTGGCCGCGGCGAGCCTGCGGTGGCCGATCACGACACGGTACTGCTTGTGTCCGCCGATGTCCGTCTCGCCGGTCGGCGTGACCAGCAAAGGCTGTTTGATGCCCTGGCTTCGGATGCTCGACGCCAGTTCTTCCACGTCGCCGACCTGCTTGCGTGGATTATGCGGGTTGGCATGCAGGTCGTCCACTTGCAGATTCTCTATGGTGATACTCATGGTTTCTCCTTAGAAATCCGGTTCGGATTCCGGCTTGCCGAAATCACCGAACGATGCCGATTTGTCCTGTGGCTGACCCCACGGGTCCGACGGAGGCAACGAGGCACCGGCAGCGGCCCCGCCCGTATAGCCCGCCGGAGCGGAGGACGGATTGCCATACGCTCCAGCCGTGCCACGCTGCGCCTTGGCCACCTGCGCGGTCGCATAGCGCAAACTCGGCCCGATCTCGTCCACCTGCAATTCGAATACGGTTCGCTGGGAACCGTCCTGCGCCTGATAGGACCGCTGCTGAAGTCGGCCCTGCGCAATCACACGCATGCCTTTTGCCAGGCTTTGCGCGCAATGTTCGGCCATGTCGCGCCACGCGGAGCAGCGCATGAACAAAGCCTGACCATCTTCGAACTGGTTCGTGTTACGGTTCCAGGTGCGCGGGGTTGAGGCAATCGTGAAGCTGGCAACGGCTGCGCCGCTACCAGTGGCACGAATCTCCGGATCCGCGGTCAGATTGCCCACCACCGCGATAATCGTCTCACCAGCCATTAGAACCTACCTTTCACGGCGAGAGTCTTGATGATGCGGATGGTCTCGCCACCATCCCTGGTCTTCACCATGTGCG